TTTGCGCTGCCGAAGATCCAAAAACCTTCGTGCCGTCGCCGGTCATGCAACTCCCGGTGACGGCAATAAAGTTACCCGTTATGTTGGACCCGATCTGAGACCAAACTCGGTCCGTGACAGTGTTGTTCGTCCCCATGCCGGTTCCGTGGACCTCGCAATAGTACCATATAGGTGACGGCGCGGTGGCGGGAACCGTCCAGGTCACCTGCGACCCCGCGGATCCTGGTGGATTTGTGCTGTAGTTGTTGACAACCCCGTCGGTGTACGCAGAAGCCGTGACGAAGCCGAGGGGGTGACCGGTGTTTGATGCATCCGAAAGGTCGAAAACGTATGTGTTTCCGCGGTAAAACGTGAGTTGCGGCCTGTCGACACCGTCAATGTGGTATCTATCCCCACCGCCGACAGATGCGACCGTCACCGTATACGTGGTAGTTGCAGACGATGGTTTCTCTACGACCGTAATCGCACTAGCCGATTGCATGGCCACCCTGGTGCCGTCGTCTGAGACGCCGATCGCTATGGAGGTTCCCGTGAACGTAGCCGACGGGGTAGAAGGCCAGTTGCCATTTGAATCTTTTTCGAAAATTTTGTTACTATACGTAACTACCACTGAACCGTTCTCAGAAATTCTAGACCCGTTCGGCTCAGAGAGCGATGCGGCCTCGGAGATCGAATATCCTCCTCCGACGGTAACGTTCTGCTTAGAGTAGACCTGAGAGGAACCGATCTTCGAGAGAGCCACAATATCTCCATCGTTTGAAGCTTGAACCGCAGAAATGTTAGCGAGACTTGTCAAATCAGGTAAATATTGCGTCCAACTCCCGGAAACGAGTTCGTACGATTTCAGGCTGGAACCGTCGTAATTGAACACCTTCGATCCGTCCCTAGAAATTCCCACATACGTACTCGACCCTGAGATGTCGGACCCCAATTGGGACCAGGTGCCACCCGACTTTTCAACCACGACCATCTTGGTTGCTGACCCCATGACGACGCGGGTTCCATCTTTACTGATATCCACGTCGCGGCCAAACTCCTCGGTGGCGCTCGCACCAGTGAATGTGGCGGATGCGGTCGTCGACCACGCCCCGTTGACTTTTTCGTATATCACAACTTCACCGGTACTACTGTTCGCATTTTTATTCGCGACCGCCCGTACGTTCCCATTACCAGATACAGCCTCAGTCGTGGTGGAGGAGTACGTTGTCGACAGAGAAAACGAGTACCCAGCGTTCGTCGTGATGGTTTGTTTACTGTACACGTTCGGTCTGACTGCTACGATGTTGCCGTCCGTAGACGATGAAATTTTGGACACGTAACTGGTGGTGACATTGGGTAGGTACGTGGTCCAGCTTCCAGAAACGAGTTCGTATGATTTCAGAAGAGCTCCATCGTTCGAAAAAATTTTTGAACCGTCGGGAGATATCGCAACTTCGGGTGCGTTACCGGCGATATCGGAACCGAGCTGCGCCCACACCCCACCCGATTTTTCGACTACATACATCTTAGTCGACGTTCCTACGACGACGCGCGTGCCATTGCTCGACACGCCCACGGAGGTCGGTGCCCCCGTAAAAGTCGTCGTTCCGGAAGCTTCGATGATTTCCACATCTGTGGACGTTCCGACAACTTTGACGTCACCGTTGCCAGAAAGTTCAAGAACAGATGCTGAATGAGCGTTTCCGTCCTGTATAAAGGAGAAGACCGGAGGATTGAGGGTAGCGTCGTAGTCAAAAAACGTCACTGAGCGGTTATAACTATCACCAGCAGCTAATCTGTCACCGTCACCGGAAAAACGCAGGCGACTCGATGCATTTGACCCGGAGTACGTCAGTGTTTCGTCCAGGGTCCAGCTAGTTCCATCGTAGTTATACAACTCTATGTCGTTCGTCCCCTGTAGAAGAGCCAGCGTCGTGTTATCCTTAAACGCGTACGTGTGTAGAGAGCTGACACTTATTGTACCGAGTGACGCACCCGTGATTGTGTTTTCAATATTTAACGACCCATCTAAGTACGCCACGCGAGTACCATCATGGGAGAGAACGACGATGTACGGGCTGACAGTCTTCGTTCGAACGAAAGTCCACGTCGAATTCGCAAAACTATAAACATTAAATTTAGTGTTGTCGTACACGACTAAAGTCCCAGCGTCCCTGCTCATGGCGATGCCATGGTGAGATGCAAACCCATTAATTTCGCTACTGTCGTCAGTGACGATCTGATTCGTAGTGGTCCTCGTGGTGGTTTCTGTGGTTGGATCATACATCAGACTACATATTTCCGTCGTCGAGCCATACGAAGTTGCGAGGTTGATCAGTCCTGTGTCTGCGGTATTGATATTTATCTTTGCGTTCGCATTGGCGGTTGTCAGGCGAAAAGCACCCGCGTAATCCGAAGAGTCCGACGGTGAAATGCTGGTGCCGATGAGCGATACGACTGCCTGTGAGTTAATTCCATAGACGCGAGCGACATTGTCTCGTTCGACCGCGAGGTAGCTGCCGTTGTTCGAAAGGTGGATTGCAGAGCCGCCATCCACGAAAGAATTCGTCGAGATTCCACCATCGAATATCTCTAACCGTGGAGTGAGGTAATCATTTTGAGTATGCGCGAGCATGCGTTGTGAGTCGCCACTGATCTCAAACAGACCACTAAAGGGTGTGAGAGGGATAGAGCTGATCGTGTTTTTGATATTGAACACGGTTGGTTTAACTTCATTTGTAAACACTCGAACCAGTCCATTTCCACCCACCGCAATTTTACTCGAGTCCGGTGAGATGGCCACGCTGTGACCAAAGAGAGTGTTCGCTGTGTCGTGCTCTATGTCAGCTCCAAATTGTGACCACGTCGCCCCGTTGAAATTGAAAACCCTGACACTTCCCGCTTCGCTCTCCGGACCGTTGATAGTTGAGATATCCTCTTTGTACAGACCAGCCACCAGAAAATTCCCATTGTCTGAAAGTGCAATCGACCTCACATAGCTCGGTATACTTACTGTGTTGCCGCGCTGCTTCCACGCGAATGGGTACTGCACTATTGCAGCATCACCGTGAAATGTGACTTTAGTGTCGCTCGCGGTCGTGAATACCTTGCCGTCGTTCGCTACGCGGACACTTTTTCCTTCACCAGAAGTTCCACTCACGGTCGCCCGCCTAGACCAAACTCCGTTTGTAAGGATAAATATTTGTGACACACTGTTTCTTCCTATCACTAATTCGTCACCGTTCTGATTGATGGATACACTGGTGGCATCGTTGATAGTTTGCAAAGTTGTTCCACCGTATTCACTATAATTTGAACTGGCCGAGTCCCATTTGAAAGTCCTAATCGGTGTACCTGCAACTATATACGTACCGTCACGGCTCATATCCGCAACGGAGCTATTCCCATTCAGGATCGTCACGTGTTGTTTCCATTCAACTCCAGCCCACACGTACAGGTTTATCTTCTGTAGGCTGGTATCTACTCCTAGCATCATGTTACCGTCAAATGACAGTGCCACGGGTGTTAATGCAGTCAGGGCAGTCGGAAGATACCCGGGGAGTCTTTGAAGGACGACCGGACCGTTCGGTGCCTGTTCAGGAAGTTCGAAAGTTTCTATTCCATTGCCTGTTTTCGTGATGACCCGCCGTCCATTTTTCGACATAAGACCTTCTCCGAGTGCAGAGGACGTATAGTATCCACCTTGAGGGTTTGCATACTCGTAAACACGGCTGGCCACACCCGACCGAAACACGGAAACCCGACTACCATCGTGCGAAACATTCATGGTAATATCGCCCGTCCCGCCGAGTGGACCGAACGAAAATGCGGTGTCGGAAGTTAATACGTTCGTCTCGGACAACGCAAACTTTTGGAAACTTTGGTCACTTAAAAGAACGAACAGCTGCTGCCCATCGTCGCTCGAGTCGATACTTGCAATCGTGACACCTTGGTAGTCATGTGTCGCGATATTCACGGGAGTAACGAGACCGTACCTCGCGGAGTCGTAATCGTACACTCTGATCTCAGTGTTTCCATCACCGAGAGTCTCTCCGTCTCGGTGGATGACTGCTAACTTTGTTCCATCACTCGAGAGACTGATGTCAAGACCAGTGTTGAAACCACTGCCCTCACCGGACAGTTCTTTGAGTGTGTCTTGAAAATCCGTTGACAAAACCAATTTCAAAAAGGGGTCGTAGTTGGCTTGGGCTAGGTTCAGAGCATTAAGTGAGAAATTTTCACCCAGGATATGGGCACTCGAGTACTCTCGCCTATTGCTCACGAGCCCGGATGTGGTAGTGGCCGCTTCGAGGTGTTGATAGTCGACCGTCACAGCTTGATACCTGTTAAATGCTCGTTTTGTGACAGCATTCAACAGTCCGCTAGTTGAGTAATTTGAACGACCCATCCCTTAATCATATATAACAAATAATTCTAGTCTGCGAATAGTACGCCGGACATGCCGTCTTTGATTTTTAAGATGTTATAGTTAACCGCGTATATGTTCCGATCTATGGGCTGGGTACAGTGCAGGGTGACGCTATCGACCCTACTGAAGTTAAGTGTACCGCACGGTTGGTATTTATTAGACAACAGACAGAACGGGTGAAAGAAAAGGTTCTCTGAGTTGGATCCACTGAAATCAGTGTGGTAATAGGAAGGTATGGCTGTGAAATAAGGCACTCCTGGTTTGAAGTTGTCGATGTCGGTACCGTTCACTTGCAGCTTAACTTCGTTCGTCCTACTGACCAAGTTGTTTGTCGAGTTCGCGTTGCTTGAAGCTAAAAATTTCACGGGGTGATTAAAGACTAGTTGGTGCACGTTCGTCCTAGACGGGATATTCATTTGGGTTTGGTAGATGAGCTGATTTATCTCCTTGAACGCGATATGATTCCTCTCGTCTTCGTCCAACAAAATGAAAGCCGCATTCACATGGTACGTCCGGTTGGTATCGACAGTGGACGCCCAATGGATCTTGAGTTCTACGTCGTGGTAGTTGAGCGCCACTAAGGGAAGCGCGGTAGACCAAAGGTCACAAAACCAATATCGAAGGGGGTAGAAGAAACTCTGACTTCCAAGTCCACCGTGAAGTGAGGCTTGGAAAGATTTGCTGTAACTATTCCCAAGGAGGTCAATCGCGATCGACTCGCAAAACTCTGATGTCTGTTCGTCTATTTTAACACCACCTATCCATATCTCAGTCTTGTCGATGACACTCGTCCAGTCGTCGAGAAGTTGAACTTCTCCGTTCAGCTTTGTGACGACCGTCATATAACTCAACAAGTCGCCGAATTTATTGATTCGAACTGTACTCATACCCCCGGGAGCTGGAGTAGTCTGTATCACCAGGTCTTTTGTGAAGAGAGAAAAATTGGTCGCTCTCTTAAATTTGGAGTTGAAATACGTCGTGTCGGGTTGACCACTGATAAACTTGTCAAGTTCGCCTCGGCTTATAAGTTGTGCGACAGCTCCACCTGACATTTTCTATTAGTAAACAACAAAATTATTACTCGCTATTATCCATCATCATGTCGCGCACGGTCTCGAAGAGGACCGAGAGCAAGGCAAATTTATATGCGAGAAAGCCAACAAACGTCGATGGGTAACTGAAGTCAAATGCAAAGGGTCCGTCGTTCCATACAACTTCAAAAAAAGCGGTGCCGAGAGGTGCGAGAAACTCTTTCTGAAGGGTGGTTTTTTCAAAGGTATCCACTCGATCGCATAACATCGACACGTAAGCATAGCTCGCGACCGAACCGACGAGACACGAGACACCCGCCTCAGCTCCTTGAGTCATAAACAGCGACGTACTGAGAGCGGCCCCGTACCCGGCGGTACTATTCTTAAATGTTCTCTTCAGTCGTTTGTAGTCGGATGAAGGCTGAGCGACGGCTCGGATGATGCTGGTCATATTATCTATTCAATCGGTATCTTTATATACACTTAAAGAGGAAATCACATAAAAAGTTGCTGGAATGCCCGAGTGGTTTAAGGGGGACGACTTAAGATCGTCTGGCGTAAGCCTCGTGGGTTCGAACCCCACTTCCAGCATAAAGACAACTTCACATAAAACGTCATGAAGAACGAGAGAGCAATCTTTGTTCATGACGTGGCGACGGTGTGTTTTTTGGTTCCTTACTCGATCCTGTGCGTCGCAGAGGTTGTATTCGGATTTAGTGTGTACCCTCTCTTTCTAACCCACGCACTGATGTTCCACATGATTTACGATGCGAGCTGGATATACCTCCAGCCGTCTATCATCCCAACTATGCACGAGTTCATTATCTTTCATCACCTCGTGGCAATCACTCTCCTGACTCGCCCCCTAATGCACCCCGAGGATTCCGGTTTAACGTCGCTCTCGGGTTTGATCGAAATCGATACGACGATGCTCCTCCTCAAACGCCTGTCTAAGAACCATAGGGTTTCGTATTTTTTCAACCTTATGTATCGAATCACGAATGTCATGCTACGCGTTAACTTCGAGACGATGATGCTCTTCGTGATGTATGGTTACTACAAACACCATGACATGCTCACCAGGGTACATATCCTCAGTGGCCAGGTCTTCATCACCCTCTTCTCTTACGCAATTTGTGCACTCACTTTTTCGCGATCGAATCCAGCATTAAAGGATTGAGCATAGTACAATACAAATGGGTGCGAACGAATCCAGTCCAGTTGAAGAAAAGCGGCGGCCCAAGAAACAACAACTTTCGCCGTATATGAAATTTTGTAAGCAGACTCGCGCGAAAATCGTGGAAGAGAACCCGAAACTAACGTTTGGAGAAGTTGGACGCAAGATGGGAGAGATGTGGCGTGAGATGTCCGATGACGAGAAGAAAAAATTCTCCACTAAATAGTAGTATGTTTCGGGATGCTTTCAAATCTCTATCAACGTACGTGATTCCACTGTTATGTGGATTGTACGTCAAATTTCCAAAGTTGAGAAACATCGTCTTACGCCACCTGATTCCGATTTCGGTGATAGGAATAGTGAATGTGGCAATACAAAAGCGTACTCCGTTTGAAAAAACAGTCATCGTCTTAGGTCACTTGGCTCCTTTTTTGCTTTCCCTGGTTTATAAACCAGTCCCATCGGTCGATTTATTCCTGACGCTGTTCATCGCCCTCGCGTTCATATCGTTTCTTCCTGTATGGACGTACGAACTTTCCAGGGAACAAATGATTGCCATTTATGTCCTGTTTTTTACTCCACCCATAGTCCCTGTGCTGACGGGACAAAAATTATACCGTGTGACATGACCATCGACAACTTACTTTTTGTGACGCTCGTGTGCGCCAATAGGATCCATCGCTCCCAAAACTCGGGTGAGTACATGTCGTTCCAACTCTCTTTGGAACTCTGTCGAATTTTAAGCATTTCCCGGTGGATCTCTCTGAAGTCCGTCTCTTTTCGCAGCTCCTCAGGAACGACCGCTCCCTTCCTGAGTAGTTGCGCGCGCATTATTTTTGGGTTTTGGTGATGTGGATAATACGGGATTCGCGCGTCACCAAAATCGATCGTTTTTAAAGTGTTTGGAAAAGTCACTCTATAGAGGTGCGCCCTGGAAGGGCTGGGCTGAAGCAGGACTCTCTGCATTTACAATATTTCATTTTTTTTAATTACCGTATGCGACGCCTCCGAGTCCGTTCTTGACCCTGAGAATGTTGAAGTTGACGGCGTACACGCGGTGATGGTGATTGCCGTTCGCGGGTGCGGTGAAGGTGAGCTTCGCCGTGTCGATGCGGCTGAAGTTGAGTGAGCCGGTCGGTTGCGCCTTGGACATGGTGAGGCAGAAGGGCCACGAAAACGTTGCGAGATCGTCGAGGATGTTGTCGGGTAGATCCGTGGTGTGGAACTCCGCAACTACGTCGTGATGGTACACGTCGGACGTGTTTTCGAAGAGCGGGACGCCGTTGATGTAGAGGGTAGACAATCCAAATTTGAAACCGTTCGTGTGCCATGCCGCACCCTGCGCATTTCCCGAAACGACGTGGATGCTCTTAGTTGGATGATTGAAATATGTCAGATCGACGGTTTTGTCCGTTTTATCGAACCTCTGATGTTGGACCTGCGTGATAAGAAGCTGATGTTCGTTGTCCGTGAAAAACTTCCTCTCTGCCGTGTCGAGGTATATGTAATTACCGTAGACCTTGGGTGTGGTCCCCGGAGTGAAGCCGCTGCGACACTTGATGCGGATCTCAACTTCGTGATAGGAGAGGGCAAGCAGGGGAAGGGCCTTGGACCAGTCCTCACAAAAGAAAAAGGGTAGGGCGTAATAGTTACCGCCGTGGTTCTCCTTTCGGTGGTTCAGAGTCACCGCGAACGAAGCCTTCGCGCCGGAATCTCTGAGGAGCGGATTGTGAACCCCCTGAACAAAAAGGGCGTCCATGGTAGTTACCATCTGACCACCGATGTAAAGAGAAAATTCGGTAAGATCGGTGGCCGACCTTCGGAAGAAACCACCGTCGGTATCTTGCGTGGTGGCAATGCCGTCAGCCTCGATCCAAACGTAAGACAGAAGGTCACCCTTCGAGCGTACGGGAATAATCACTTCGGTGGAGGAACCAAACGTTCCGATGTAATCCATTCGCTCGGGCTTCATCGCGAAGTTAGTGTAGCGTTTCCAGGATTGTCGGAAAAAACTGACTTCGGGTGATCCGGTGATGTGAGCGTCCTGGACCCCCTGGGAGACAAGATCAATTAAAGCAGCACTCATTAGTTGTATTAATAGTACCCTATATAAAAAAATGAGCAGATATATGAGTATGATTTTCCAGGCGCTCACCTGGGAGGCGAGAGATGTCGAGGAAGAGCACCTTATATCAATCCTGGGAAAGACCCAAGATGGTAAATCGGTGTGCGTGACAACCAGCTTTCAGCCTTACTTTTTCGTTAAGTTGCCACCTGGAACCAGTAAGGGTGCCGTTGAACTGCTGTACGAAAGATTAGACTCGTTGCGGAAAAATTGTCTCACCGGCTACAGCCTTACATCCCAAAAGGATGTCTGGGGTTTCCAAAATAACGAAGAAAGTTTCTTTATGCATTTGACTTTTAAAAACTTGGAGGCGCGGAGAAAGGTCAACAGCGTCCTCGTCTACAATGCAGAGTTTTCCAATTTTAAGGTGTACGAATCCAACTTAGATCCCGTTTTGCGATTCATGCATAGAACGGGTATCCAGAGTACGGGGTGGCTCGACACGGGAACGAGATGCGTGCGTGCAAACCTTGCTCGAGTGGATATCGATCTATGGTGTGATAATTGGCAGGACTTGAAACCCGTAGATCGGGACGACGTTGCACCTTTCGTAGTTGCCAGTGTTGACATTGAATGTTACTCGTCCACTGGCAAATTTCCAGATCCCAATATTACCGGCGATGTGTGCTTTCAAATTGCAATCTCCTTGTGCACCTTTGGCTCAGACGAGCCCTACGACAAAGTCTGTCTGTGCTATAAGGAAACCGAGGGAGACGACGTTATCAGCTTCAAGACTGAGCGTGAACTACTCCTCGCGTTCAAGGATTACATACAAGAGAAGAGCTGTGACATCATTACTGGATGGAACATTTTTGGATTTGATCTCAACTACATCTACACTCGAGCGGCGAAGAACGGGTGCGGTCTAGATTTCTATCAGCTGGGTCGGCTCAAGAACACGGAGTCCCACCTTGTCGAGAAAAAATTGTCTTCTTCCGCACTGGGTGATAATCTCCTGAAGTTGCTACCCATGCCGGGTCGATTCATTTTCGACCTCTTCCACGAGGTGAAGAAAAATTATAAGCTCGACAGCTACAAGCTGGACAACGTCTCGAAGTTGTACCTCGGCGATCAAAAGATTGACATGCCGGCGAAAGAGATGTTTCGACGCTTCGAAGAAGGCGACCCAAAGAAACTGGGTGAAGTTGCTGAGTATTGTATAAAAGATACGCTGCTCCCTCATCGGCTGACCAAAAAACTCTGCATCCTGTTAAACATGCTTGAGATGGCTAAGGCGACTTGGGTGCCGTGTAACTATCTCGTCGAGCGCGGTCAACAGATAAAAGTATTCAGTCAGCTCACTAAGAAGGCGCGCGAGCTTGGCTACATGGTGCCAACCATCAAGTATGGCTCGCTTCCAGAAGAACCTTATGAAGGTGCCACTGTACTCGAGGCGGTGAAAGGCGCGTATTATACGCCCATAACCGCACTTGATTTTGAGGCGCTATATCCATCGATTATGTGTGCGCATAACCTCTGTTACAGCACGCTAGTCATGGACAGGAAGTACGACAATCTTCCGGGAATCACATACGAGTCGTTTGAAGTTGGCGAGAAGACGTACAAGTTCGCACAAGACGTACCATCGCTGCTCCCTGCGATCCTCGTCGAGCTCAAATCTTTTAGGAAAAAGGCAAAACGAGACATGGCTGCCGCCACGGGTTTTTTGAAGGAGGTTTACAACGGCAAGCAACTCGCGTTTAAAGTGAGCATGAACTCGGTGTATGGTTTCACCGGAGCCGGCAAGGGCATGTTACCCTGCGTACCGATCGCCAGCTCGACTACGCGCCAGGGCCGACAGATGATCGAAGATACAAAAAATTATGTCGAGGCCAACTTTCCCGGGGCGAAGGTGCGCTACGGCGACACAGACTCAGTTATGGTCGAGTTTGACGTTGGTCAGCGGAAGGGGGAAGACGCGGTCGCGTACAGCTGGGAACTTGGCGAACAAGCAGCGCGGGAGTGTTCGGCGCTCTTCAAAAAACCAAATAATCTGGAACTCGAGAAGGTCTATTGGCCTTATTTCCTATATTCGAAAAAACGGTACGCCGCCAGACTATGGACCAAGGGAAGAGATGACAAAATGCACATGGACTATATTGATATTAAGGGTCTCCAACTTGTTCGCCGGGATAACACAAAACACGTTCGCGAGGTGTGCAAGGAACTGTTAGACGTCGTTTTGGATTCACCTGACATCGAAGCACCCAAACAGCTCGCGAGGCGGCGTGCGATGGAGCTTTTGGCGGGCGAGGTCCCACACGAGAAGCTTATCCTGAGTCAGTCCCTCGCGGATACCTATAAAGTAAACGGCGAACCGGTATCCATAACTTCGCCCATGGCTGCGCAAATCAATCAAGCTCACGTGCAAGTCGTACTGAAGATGAGGGCGCGTCAGCCTGGAAGTGAGCCGCAGAGCGGTGACAGAGTCCCATATTTGCTCACAAACACAGGCGACCCGAAAGCCAAGGCGTTTGAGAAGTCTGAAGACCCTGCATTCGTCCGGTCCAACTCAATCCCAGTTGACTACTACTACTACTTTCTTAACAAATTTCTGAATCCGGTGTGTGACTTATTGGACCCACTATTCGATAATGCGAAACTTGATATTTTTTCCGAGATACTGGACGCTCACAAACCCCCCGCAAAGAAGCGAGAACCCGCCATCAGTGGGATGAAAAAGGAACAGCTGAAAGCCGAGTGCGAAAGATTGGAGATCGACAGCGCGGGTAACGTCGCAGACCTTCGGTCAAGGATCAGGGCGGTCCGGGAAAAGCAGAATTCCGTCAAGAACCTATTTAAGAACTACAGCGATAAACAGAATAAGAATGAACAACAAGATCACGAAGTTAGTGATTGAAAAGTCCAGACAGGTTTTACTGGAACACTTGCCGAACATCCTCGAAGACGAATTGCAATTCGTCGTCCACCACCTGGTCGAGGAAGAAATACAGAAAAGGCGTTCGGAGCTACTCACAGAGACGCTGCAAAACATAAGCAAAAAACACCAAATACCCCTTGATGTACTTCTATACGACATACCAGGTGACGACGTGAAGTGCAGGGGTACGAAGCGAACCAGGGATGGGCGTGAAGTTAGATGCTCGTTTAACGCGACGAGAGGAGGGTACTGTAAGTTCCATCAGGGGCAGTGTCAGTCGATCCAATCGAGGCGCCTTGAAGACGGCAACACGCACACGCATGGCCCCGATAGAATCAACGTGCCCGGATGCCCGGGGTGCGCCGCGACTAACGGGCTTATAGATTTACAGCGAATCATGTTTAATGAATAACAAAACAAACTATTTACTCCAGTCAGTCAACCAATTTTATTCCGTCGAATCCAACCGTAAGAAATTGACAGATATCCTCAACAAAACCGGTGGCATTTCACTGAGAAACCTGGAATGGTTTATTACCAATTATGCTCGAAAAAATAACACCACGTTCCGTACGACGAACGGCAAAGTCTTCACGGTCCACACGAGCTATAAAAGCTCGCTGGATGGGTACTCGAAGAAGTTGTTCGATCCGTTTTGTAGAACGCAAAAATTCTCATACAAGATCCCGGACACGTCTCAGGAAATTCAGACGACGCTTGCGCAGCTAAACTTCATCAGATGGTGTATCAAAAATAATATCATAGACTACATCTACGACAACAAGGCAAATCTTTTTATTAGGACCTGTAGTCAAAAATCTGTGTGAGAGACCCGTCCTTGATTTTAATAAAGTTGAGTGTTTTCGCCATGACGTGAAACCTCCTCTCATGAAATTCGAAGACCGTGGTCGAAGTGCCAACCGGGTGTCTGCTACTAAAGAGCTTGGCGCGTAGGATGGGTTCGTTCACCACACTGAAATTGACGTGCCCGGACGCGGTCGCGTCGTTCGGATAAAGCGCAAAGCTATAGTTGTAAAAACGTCGAGTCATTGGGGTGTTACGGTGGTGTAGACGAGGTTGAAGCACTCGCAGAAAGTGTGGACTTCCGGTGTGTTGGTCAATAACTTCCTGGTTGTCTAACGTGAGGGTGAGGTATTCCAGGTGCTCGTATCGAAGCGCTGGGTCGACCTGTTGAAAACTGGAATTGACGGGTATCTCATTGTAATTTGATGTTCCACCAAACGCGTTATTTTGTGTATACATACACACGAAATACAACTCCTGTACGAGATTAGTGAAAACGAGTCTCATACTGACGTCCGTTTCCTCTGGGCCGACGAAAGTGTTATTATACTGTATTTGCTCGATGGCGAACTCGTGTTCTATATTCTGAATCTTGATTCTCTCAATGGAATCTAAAAAGACAACTTCCGTTGAGAGTCTCAAATCGAACGGCTTGTACGTGACAAGGTCGTTCTCGTTGGCGCCTACGAAACCTTCCAATTCGGCAACTCCGTGGTTCGTCATACAGATAGACTCCTCCACCTTTCTGAACTTCACTTCGACGTTAATCTCCGTCGCGGCCGACAGCGCACACACGGGAAAAGCCAACGCTGGTTTATCCCTGAAATAAAACGGAATCTCTAGACAGACTTCGCCACCCAGTTGTCTGGGAAAGGGTCGCGTCTTGGTGATGCGTGCGTTTGCGATAGTTGGATTGGTATCGACGTCTCGGAGGCACATATCATAGAGGTTTACTTGTTTCGTTGTCGGATACTCCAGCTCGTAGAAGAGATCTAAATATTCGGTCGTCAGATGTTGAATCACCACGCCACCGACGGAGAGTGTGATGTATTCTATGAAGTTGCACGCCTCGCCGTAGACGAAATCCTTATCTTCGAGGTTCGCATCGGCGAGGACGATGTCAGGCAAAGTCCATTTCAAGCTGACTCCTCGAAGCAAATCACAGTGGTCGCGGAGGATGGTAAACGTGTGTACCTCTCCATATTCAAAATCTTTCTTGGCTTCAATGTCGATGGTCTGGAGAGAGAATTGCGAACGTTTATGAAATCCTTCTTTCCAGAACGTGAAGTCGCTACCCGTGACGTAACGGTCCAAAAGCCCTTTGGACTCAACTTGAATGGAACCTGCCATACTACTAACTACTCACGAAAATTTTAAGCCAGCAATCCCGGAATCGAACGACAGAATGTTCATACTCAGAGCATACACCCGTATTCGGGTTTCCGTCTCGTACGAACCAGACACTGGACGAAACGACAGGGTGTTGGTATCGGGATTGACGTATCTATCGCGGTCTTTGAATTCGATTGAAAATTTCTGGTGAATAATCCTAGAAAAGTTGATGTGTCCGGCGGGGTCGGTCGATCCAGGGTCCATGGAGAACGAATACATCCCGAAAGTGGACTCTCCTATGTCGGGTATATTGACGTGGTGTCGAAAAGGTTGGACCACAGATAACTCGTGTCCACTCTCGCGGAAGAAGTTGATGTTGTTCAGTGTGAGTTCGGCTTGTTTTATCTGCCTGAAGATGTAGTTATTGTCCTTACCCGTCGCGTCAGGTGCTGGGTAGGGTTCTCCGAGGAAGAAAATCTCTTTGGTCGGATGCCGGAAATCGAGTAAAAAAGACTTTTTGTGCACGCCGCTTGGTATTCTTTCTTCGTGGAGTTGCAACTGCGTGATCATGTATTCCATGTGGACATCCTTAAACGCCTCGCGCTCCACGGTTGACAGGTAGACGTTTTCGGTGGTCAAGAAGACCTGATCAATGAGCCGACGACTCGTGTCGAAAATAGGAGGCACATTCGAGGTCACTGACCTGGATTCGTAGTACTTCTCTCTGGACGTAAGCTTGATTCGAACAGAAACCTGCTGCTTAGTCAGCTTGCAGAGCGGGACGGCGTTTTTATTCACGCGAGAAAAATAGAAAGGCAGTTCGACAGAGAATTTAGTCGGATAATACCCCTCCGTCTGCGACCCTTCACCGCCCCGATATACCTTGATAGCCTCGTGCTGGTCGCTAGTATCGAGCTTATGACGCAAGTATATGTACTCACCGCTGATGCGATCGATGACCTGCTCTCCAATCAAGAGTTCGGCGTATTCAATCAACTTCGTTATCGGGTTTCCGACCGTTTTCATCGCGTCGTAATCCGGTGTGAAGATTACAGTGAGGGACACCGAACTCAGTAAATCGGATTTATTGGACGGCACCCGGCACGTAATGATGTCGCCGAAGGTTGGATTACCCGTGAAAGGGATGTCACTGAAGTCGATTCCGAACGGGGTGTGACGCCTGAAGTTGTATATAAAGTGCGAAAAGTCCGGGCAATTGGGTGTCACCCACTCATCCTGAACTCCTCTCGCACAGAGGTACATACTATAGTTAACAAGTATTTTTTTAATACTCTACAGTCATATAACCACGTGAAAAACTTAGTTTTTGTAGTTGGATGTAATACAAATTCAGTTCGAACTCCCCCGAGAAGGCCTGGTCGTTGGCTTCGTCCGTGGAGGCACCCTCGACTGACTGAGCCGCGCCCGGGAACAGAGGCATGAGCTCAAATTCGATTAGGGTCCGGTCCGCGTTGAGGGTTCCGAAATCCAGGGAACCCGTACTTTGATCGTGAAGCGGATGGAGTGCAAAAGACTGGGTATATATGTTCGTCCTGTCATCCGTAACACCCAGATTACAGCTGTAAGGCACCGCGAATTTATAATGCTCGTGACTCTCCATCAGGGTGTTCGGAAATGATTCCCCGTTTAGGAAGAAGGTTGCCTTTTTCATGATCGGCGTGTTCCGTGTAACCATGCTATACGTAAGTGTCGGGTCGACACCTTCCTGCGTTCCAACTATCCACTGGTAATCTCTCGCCCGACTTCTCACGAACGTTACGTACCTGTGCGTGGCGAGGTCCTGTGTGGTAAACAGCTTGTCTCTGAAGAACCAGTGGAAGGTTTTGACTTTGCTCTTCGGTTCCAGGTTCACCTTCAAAGTCCTGGACTCGGTCGTAAAAGAGGTATGCTTCTTCACCACGTTGACCAGCACGTCGTAGTTGCTATCCACGATGTACAAACGCTCTTCGCCCTTCAGTTTAATCTCTTCGGTGATGAGTTGAAAATTATTCAGCTCTATCACGTCGGGTTTGAACTCACCGGGTGCGGCGGGATCGACACCCTGCCACCAGCTTTGTGGATGGAAAGTCAGCTCAAACTGGATTTTTTGCCGATGAATCGCACACACTGGAAAGTACTGCCGGTCTTCAACCTCTTTCCTGAGTTCGGTCTTGCCGTACTTTCGACAAAAGAACATCGAGAGGGGGATGATGAAACGGTTCGAAAATTCGTACGACGCCACTGGACTAACCCCGGGTGTGAATGGTTCCGACATGTTTTGCAGCACCAGGTTGCCCTGCCTACTCTGGGGGTCCAAGTAGACGCTCTCGTGTATCATTTCCCAATCGTCCGTAATCTCCTCTAGCAAAATGTCATCCACGTACATGGCTATTTTTTTCAGGAATCCGCGACCGAGTGGCGTCGTGTAGTTGACGTTGGTGTTCTGTTTCGCCGGCAAGTCCAGTTTCAAATAAATATTGGTCAACAGATCTCCCATGTTCCTTGGGTCGTATTCGACCTTAACTACCTGATTGAACGGCCAGCCCGCGGCGCGACCGGGATTGAGCACATCTCTGGTTCGGTGGTATTTTCGAAACTCGCTGTGGGTAGTTATATTTTCGTAATTAAAATTTGATCTATCTGGGTCTTTGCTCACTAGATACGTGTCTTGCTTGCCAAAGGCTTTGAGCTGCAATTTCGCCGCCGCGCTCATATACTATATCCATACTTGATATTTTTTAAGTCAACTTTGTACATCGTGTCACAACCAGTCTGCTCGATGATGGCGAGTTGCTTTCGAAGCTTCTCAGCCTCGTCGTTCATGAGAGCGACTCTTTCCTCTGTGTACTCCACAGTCTTAGTGTTGAGGAGATAATCGAACGTGCGTTCAACTTTTGGGAATTTCCGCGCCGAAATCTCGTCTTCCAGGTCTCTCTTTCTCTTTTTAAAAACGCGAATCTCTTCGTTCACAACTGCTTGGATGAACCGAGCGCGATGAGAAGTGATGTCCGATTTGCTTCGCATCTCCTCGATGAGATGGGCCTTTCGTTTCTTGTAGTACTCCATTCGAAGCTGGAAAAAATCAACCAGGATCTCCTCGGGTGTCTCATACTTGTGGATACCTCGAGTTGGGTGGAACAAATGCATGTTTGAGCACCTGATCGTCTTTTCCAACTTTAGGTCCTTCACAAGATCTTTCCCGCTGTACTCTTGAATTAGGAAATTTACACTCTCCGTCGTACTGTTGTTCGCGTAACTCGAAATAATTTTCTGTTCGATGAGGGTATCCAGGTGTTGCTTGTAATCCTGGGTCCATCGACCGGGTGGTAGTTCGGTCACGTGGATCGTGTTTTCAACGCACGTCCAGACGCCTTGAGCGACCCACGATTCGCTATCAGACTGTAAGATCTGACCACGGAATCCGCGATACCAGGGCTTCATCTTTTCGCAACTTCTACCACAGAGAAGATTTATCAGGTTGGCCTTGATGTCGTCTGGATTGAAGGGAGGCACGGAGCAACTGAAGCCTGTGCCGATACCTTCTGTACCATTGACGAGAACCATAGGGAGGGTAGGCATATAAAACTCGGGTTCAATAGACCGACCATCGTCGTCGAGGTAGGTAAGCACCGCATCGTCTCGGGGATCAAAAATAGCACGCGCCTCTGGTGTAAGTCTGGTGAAAATGTAACGAGTCTGGCTGGCATCCTTACCACCCATGAGTCTGGTTCCGAACTGACCACAAGGTTCCAGAAGATTTATGTTGTTACTGCCCGTATAGTCATTTGCCAACTTCACAATCGTTTCTGCCAGAGACACCTCACCATGATGATAAGCGGACTTTTCAGCCACGTAAGCAGCCAGTTGTGCAACCTTCATCTCGGCAGTCAAATTCTTCTGGAAACACGAATACATAACCTTCCTTTGGGATGGTTTCAGACCGTCGCAGACATGTGCAATGGATCTTTTAAGATCAGCAAGACTAAAGTTCACAAGGTCCTTGTGAACAAAATCTGTAATGTTTAGATTTTTTACGTTACCATATGGAATTTCAAGGTCTTTTGGGTTTTTTGCTGTACTCTCGAGAAGCCACATCTTACGGTCATCACTCTTCTTTTTGTCAAAAGCCAAAACAATAGACTCGTCAGTCATGGTGTCAACATCAAACTTGACTGTGAGGTCCTCGATTTTAGAGAAGTACTCACGGGCTTCTTTTGAGGTCGAGGTACCAAGACCTTTGTAATACTTGATGCGCCACCCAGATCGGCCATTACCGTACCACGTGCGAAATGCTGAATCCGTGAAAAAAGACAGACTTTCAGAACCCTTCGTAGCCTTGATGATGGGTGTCACCATCGATACCACGAAACCCAACTTAAGGAGACTGGGCCAGAAGTAATGCAGTTGATTCAGAATCAAACCCTTGATGTGGGAACCATCATTATCCGCATCCGTCATAATCATGAGACGACCGTAGCGAAGCTCTGATACGTTGTTGTACTCCTTGCCTTGTTGCAAACCAAGAATCTTCTTCAAGTCATTGAATTCCTGGTTCGAAGTTAGCTGCGCAACGGAGGCGTCACGAACATTTTTAACCTTACCTCTCAAGGGGAAAACCCCATAATAATCGCGACCAACTACAGAGAGACCGGCGACAGCGAGGGTCTTGGCTGAGTCACCCTCAGTCACGATGAGTGTGCACTTTTTCGATTGAGCAGTTCCCGCCCGGGTTGCATCATCGAGCTTTGGGATCCCGGTGATTTTTGACTTTCGTGCACCGCCATCAGTCTTGGCCAATTCCTTCATCTCCTTAAACTTTGAGAGAGCCGTAAGTTCATCTGAAACGCCCGTCTTCAAAACGTTTTTGACGAAGGTTTTCGGCATTTCGAATTTGGACCCAAAATCTTGAGCCTTGAGGGTACACTCAGATTTGACCTGACTCGAGAAGGTTGGGTTCTCGAGGGTTGCCTTCACAAAGATGGCGAATGTATTTTTGACTTGTTGAGGTTTTAGCCTGATCTTCTTGGCCATCTCTTCGATGATCCCCGAAGCGATGAGTGAGGCAGCATGGTCAACATGCGTACCACCTTTAGTTGTACAGATGCCGTTCACGAACGATACCTGCTGCATTCCTTCTTCAGAGGGTCCGACACACACGGACCAGCGGTCGGTCGTAGCGCTGTGTACTTTGTCGAAGCCGTGCATCTTAGCGTAAGCTTCAAAGTTTTGTTTGGGAAGAACTTCACCGTTAAACTTCACTTTGCAATTTGCCGAAGTACAGATGTTCGCGTCCCACACTCTCTTTTGGAAAATCTTGTAGATGGAGTCGTCCATTTTGGACATCCCGAAACGCGCCCAATCTGGGGTGAAAGTCACGGCCACGGATGACGTGGCACCCGAATGTTTTTTGATTTTTGGAGGGTAGCACGTGGACATATTTTTGGACCATTTTTGGGTATACGTTTGCTTTGTTTCGTGGTCTTTGATGACGACAGAGAATTCCGATGAGTAAATATTCGTCAACTTGGCTCCATATCCGTTACGACCTCCCACAATCCGCTTCTGGTTGTCATCATAATTGGTACTGGTTAGGAGATGCCCAAAGACGAGTTCGGGATTCCACACTTCGTGTTTTTCGTTGAATTTCGCACTAATACCACCGAGTGGTCCATTGTTTTCAATGGTAACTGCACCCGTTTCTTTGTCTATAGTGACAGCAATCTGGGTGACATTCTTGGGGTGAAGGGAGTTACGATCGATTGCATTGACTAAAATTTCGTCGAAGATTTTCAATAGGGCGGGGGAGTATTTCAGGTTCTTCCTTTCAAACTTTTGCCCATTGAGAATCCAGTAAGGTTCGGTTCCCAAGTCGACAGGACCCACGTATGAGTCAGGTCGCTTTAAAACGTGTTCGATGTGAGTGAGCTTTTGAACTGATTCCATTCTTACTCAGTATTAAATCTTATTCTCTAACACATTTTTTTTGAATATCCAATCACGGCACATGTGATCCGCTTTCCCGCGTGACCTGTAGTTAAAGAATCGTGGTGACCACCTTTACCTAAATCGTCCGGGTCTTGGTGAATTACAAGCGCTCGACCTATCACATTAGCCTTCGACCCTCGTAACTTTACGAGCGAATCCACCATTCGAAACCTAGCTACGCCGCGGCCGTCGAATTTTATGTTTCCAAGATCGCCGACGTGGCGCTCCTTCGATTTGGGTCCGCCGTGGTTTTTGCCGTAGGGGTTGAAGTGTGCACACGCACTGGCGCAGCCGTCGGTGAGGTCGCCCGCCTCATGTATGTGCATACCGTGTACACTGTTCCTGTATTTGTTCGACTTTAGCGTTCCCTTGATCACCACCTTGCTTCCCTTTTCGAAAAACTCGACGACGCCCTTGACGTGCGGGTGACTGAGGTATGCCGTAGCGATCACCATATACTATTACTCTATCTTTTTTTTATAATTCCTTAATGTCTTCTTCACATCATCTTTGACTTCCATACGCGCCGATTTTGCATTTTTTAAGAAAGTCACATAGTTTCTAAAATGTTGATCTCGTTTTTTGTGTCTCGACCTTTTTACAGCGGTCAGCCGTCCACTGAATCTTTTTATTGTTTTTTTAAGATCATTTTTCATATATTTCTTGAATTTTATAAGTTCTTTTCTGATTCGTGCTTGCCCCGGAGATATGGTGCGCGTTTTGACGGTGGCACTGGAACGATTGCTATTGCTATTGCTGCTGACGGAACGATTGCTGCTGTTTGAATTGTAATTCGAATTCACTGACTCGTACTCAAAGCGTCTGGGACGCGTGTACGACGGTCGCCATTCCCATATTAAATTCGTTTTACTACTGGATTTGGGATTTTGTTTGAACCCGAACCTTTTGTAATAGTTGACGGCTGTGTTTACGGAACTGAGTGTTAAGTTTTTTTTTCTCTTAACTGCAATCTTCTTCAGTAGATCGAGAAGACCCTTTCCCGGGGCGTAGCCTCCCCTTCTGTTTTCCTTTCCCATATCATTGCAGATAATACTCACATAGAGTTCGTCATCTCTATCATCCTGAACCCCAACGACTCCCCTGACCTCTCCCTCCGAGTTATACGCCAATAAGACTATGTCGGCACTTTTTAGGACCTCGCGGGCATATGTAGATAAACTACTGCACAATTTCCCGTTGCGTAAGAGCGTCCTGTATCCCCCTTGTTTTTTTCCATTTATTGCGATGATCCAGTGTTACGATACGAAGGCCCTTGAAGGCCGTCGCGTACCGAGTCATTTATTTTACGCATAGATTTTTTTATTTGTTTCGGTAGAGCGAGTTTAAGAACGGTTTCGTGAGCACTCTCCTCGAATTCAACGCGCGGATCAATCGCTTGCGAGCGTCTATGTTCAGTCGTCTGAACAACTGTGTGTTTAAGCCGGTAGATTTCGAATAAAGGTTTTTATACGTCTTCTGTCGGGATTGAGTACCTCTAACAACTTTTTGTATCTTCGTGGCAGCAGCTTGACGACGACCAGCGCTTTTGACGCGGGCTCTCGTCCGACTGCTCACAGGTGAGTTTCGACGGGTGTTCATTTATACTACAATCAGATTTTTTTTTGTGCGTCGAAGCGGGCTGCTATGTCAGCCTCGGACGTCTTACACGGACAATAATAGTAATCCTGTCCACCGCAGTTGCCCAAATATTCGAGATGCTTGTTTCTTTCGCAATTATTCGAGTCAAAATAATCCGGCATGCCCTTGGTCTTTTCTTCATAACACTTCGTTATTTCGAGAGCTGAAGGACCTTTTTCGTCCCGTTTAAAAAATAAATCCCACATTCCTTTAGAAATGTTGATGCCAGCATCTACTATATCCCTAAAACCCAATGGATCTAGGACTTCATTTTCACGTCCTATTTTTAAAAAACCAGTTTCTTCCTTATTTGTGAGGAATTTACCTTCGCAGGCCCGCAATTCAGAGGAACGCTTTTTCAATTTTTCGAGAACGCGTGGGACAAGTTCTCGTGGGACTCCGGTAAATCCACTATTCACGAGTTCGGTTAAATCTCCGATTCCGAGCGTTCTTGCGACCATGAAGTTATTAAGCATCGTCGCCCACTCGGAAGCTGCTCTCTCGGCCTCGACTTCGGCTTCCTTCCTCTTACGCTCGGCCTCGACTTCTTCCCTCCTTTTACGCTCGGCCTCTTCCTTCCTCTTACCCTCGGCCTCGGCATCGGCTTCCTTCCTCTTACGCTCGGCCTCGGCATCGGCTTCCTTCCTCTTACGCTCGGCCTCGGCATCGGCTCGCTCGGCTTCCTGCCTCTTAAACTTGGTCTCGAGCACTGCAGCTTTGGTGACCACGACAGACGATAACACGGACAGAGAAATTCCGACGACAACTACCACGTAGTACATCCTATTACCAATCACATATTTTTTTTTACTTGCAGTTGTGACCTCCAGGCATCACCGAATTATTGACTGGATAGTGATACCTACAGAATGAATACCCGCACCGACGGCAAGTTGAGCACCCCGGGACTTTGCTGCACTTAAAATTTACCATAGTGTCACACGTCAGGTCGGGGTCAAAGACGGCCGTGTTTTTGATTCTTTCGATTTCACCGGCACTGGGGTCAGTAAACGTGATACGTCTCCTCGCGTCGAAGTTACGCCGCTCGAAGGACCAGTTCATGTGAAGCCCCCTGTATTTCCACCGTATGTGGAAATACGGACCACCCCTGAGTTGCACTTCACACGTGTCAGCCTCGGGTTCGATCATGCCGCGTTGGACTGGATCCCTATCCCCTCGCTGAAAGGTTCCGCTGAGGCCGCCGATGTTCGGCAGGTCGACACCCAAGCTGGTGCAGAAGCAGCCTTCAATAGCAAAAATTTCGTAATCGACCGCGAACTGACTCTCGTTGGTCAGGTAAGCGGTCCGTCTGGGGCAAAGTTGGAAAGGAGCTTTTCTCGTTTTGAGAACCATAATTTAATCTTGGTTGACATTATAAGTTGCCATGTATTTTTACATGTTCACCGCCATCTTTATCTTGATAGTGATGCTGCAAAATAAGTCACGGGGTATCTCGAGCACCATCGACAAGTTGGTGCGACAGTCGGCCCGTTACGCCACGGCCGCCCAACAGGATCGTTCCCCCGTGATCGCGGTGTTACACGCAAATTACGCGGCCGCGTACCTCTACGCGTTGAAAGATGTGTACACCGACAGTCAGATACACAACGCGACGGGGATAGACGTAAGAAAGTTCACGGAGCACGTAGTTAATGTACAGGATAGCGTTACGAAAAAAACCACCGAAAGTTGTCCGGAATTTGTAGGTCAGGTGGACGTATATTTGGCAGAAATCGGGGGAGAAGCCTAGGGACCTAGGGAACTGGGGGGATTGAAAATTTGGAAAAGAAAATGAAAAGAGAAGTTATTCGTGATGCAATCTGGGAAAAATGCCTCACGAATGCCATGAAATTTTACCGTTTGGAAACCCCCGACGCTCGTTGTTATAAACTCGCCGACGCTACCTGGCTCACCAAGAATTCATACAAAAAGCTACAAGAAAAGAAAGAATCACGCCGGTCGATTCTCATCGACCAAAACCCCGAACCCGCATTCGCGCAGCGCACCTCGGGGGTGGTTTTGTGCGCAGCGACAACCGTCTCTGGAAAGGCGTGCTCATTCCGTGCCGTCTGCGGACCGTTCTGCAGGAAGCATAAAGTGAGTGGGAACGCAGTCATGGGGAAAAAAATAAATGTGATATAAATATAAATGTTAGATCACGATACGCTCAGACCAGTAGTTGTCTCCATGGCTTTGTATATCACGATTGCCACGCTCGTGCCCATGTTTTTTAAACGACCGACGAACGTTAAGATAGTCGATGACATCACGCTCAGTATCATTCGACAGAAAGAGTTATTGATGGCGGGTACTATAATCATAGGTTTGATCACCCTGGGTACCAACTACATCAACGAAGAGCTGATTTAAATCGCGTTCGAGTATTGTGCGGCGGTCTCCTGAAACTTCTCGAAGCTCATGTGTTTGTGAAATGAGCCTCCCTCGTCAAACGGATTTCCTTGTCTCCTTGTGTAGTGATTCGCACTCGGATCGTGGGTCGCAAAAAAATCGATATTATTTTTCCCTATACTGACCGCGGTGTCATATAATAACCTCTGCTTGTCTTTATCCGTCATCATTGATTTGATTTTATTCTTAACTTTTTCTACAATCGCTTCGATGTTTTTCAGGTCGGGGATGTACCTGTCGCAGTTGCTGGTCTTATCGGTCGAATAAATACTCTTATCGGAAATGTGCATCCTCGCATCGTACCAACTGGAACCAACCTCTTTTCCATCGCAAGTAATTTTGCCCTCACCAGAGGTCCCTTCCTGCTCGCACGTAAATCCCTTCGCGCAGGCGAGGACCTGCTTTTCGTTCAACGCCTGGACAACTACCACGCCCATCTCCTTGATCATATCTGTAATAACTTTCGCATCTGCCTCATCCTTGATTATTTTTTGAAGGCTCTCGTTTACCAGGGGTTGCTTGAAAAAGGCGATCGCGATGTCTAAGAGTTGTTCCAGGACCGTTCCACCGACGGACAGGCCTGGGTTGCCTTCCACCGTGTATGTTTCGGTGTTAGTTGTTTCTATGGTTTTCAGTTTTTCCTTCAGGTTTTCCAAGTCTCCGACCGTGTCGCTCTTGGCCTTGATGGTTACTTCTTTTTCTCCTGACGAAGACGACGACATAGCGGACTTGACACAGGACGCCACGCTGGATAAAGTGACAAGTACACCAACTACGTTGAAGAAAGACATTTACTTTACCCGGAGAAAATAAAACTCAATTCACGTCTCACACTGTCACCACTGACAACTTTCTTCGTGTGACTATGATCCATGTAGCGCAGCCGTTTGGCGTATGCGTCGCGCATGTACTCTAAGAGCTGATTGAAGTTTGGTTTACCCCAAGTCATACCCTTTTGAAACAAAAAATCGTCTTGTTCCAGGGTTTGGGTCTCACAATCGATGAGATAAGGGGTCTTAATGTACTCGGGCGCTCCACCGTAGTTGGTGATGATGACAGGTTTATCGCGCATCGCAGCTTCCACGGCGCCAAGTCCCACACCTTCACTCGTACTAAAGGACACGTAACAATCCGACGTGTCGTGAAGTTCGTTCATCTTCTCCTCCGGTAGCAGGCCATTAATTACAGTGACGCGTGGGATTTGGATGTCGACATCTTTTTTGCACGTTGCCTTCACCACGAGCCTGGTATTCGGCTCATTTAACCGGACGAATGCCTGTAATATTTCCCGAAACTGCTTACGCGGGTCACATATATTTCCTATGTGGTAGAACACAAACGGCTTTTCGGATGGTTTCGGTACATGTGCTCTGACCACATGGAATTCAGTGTCGGGAAACTGAGCACTGAACACGTCTTTACAAAAATTTGACGGGACGGCGATTGTATCAAATTCGTTGAATAACAAACCGTAGTCAGGATGAACAGTCTGTGTTTCACACACGGTCATGCACTGAAGATTTTTCACACGAGTTCTTATGTAAGTGAGGTACTCCATGTGCCACGAAACGGGAAGCATAAAGACCAAACCCCGTTCAACTTCGGGAAGCTTATCCCCCAGCAGATAATACGTCGTGCCAAAAAGTTTGGAATATTTCAAAGCGTGCTGACCTATACCAGTGTTCAGAGCAGGGCCGATTGTAATCATTAGCTGTAAAAATAAAAACCTAACCCTCTAATATAGACTATGGTTACACTTCGCGAAGAGATTATCAAGGAAATGGAAAATCCCAGGGTTGATAAGAAGAAGTTGTTCGATCTTCTGATCAAGATTGTCGACCACACACCCACCGGGGGTGGTGGCGCTGGAGTTGCTGGACCTCCCGGTCCTCCTGGGCCTCCCGGGCCCCCAGGCCCTCAGGGTGAGCGAGGTCCGGCCGGAAAATCCGCGGCGACGACGACCACCAAAAAAACCACGACCGTCACAAAGAAGAAAGCGGACGCTTAAAGAAATCACTTTCCCACGCGCACGCGCACGCACACGACGCATCATGACCACGCCCTCCACTGAGACGACGCAGGGCTGCATGGACGAGCGGGATGACTCCTTGGACCTCGTGTCCTTCTACCTCGACGCCATGTCGGACGCGGAGGAAGCGCTCAGGTCGTGCTGGGCCGAGAGATCGAGCGAAAATTCGCCAGACTGTCAAAAAAAGATTTGGTCACTGGAGATCAAAATGAGAGATCAAGAAACCCTCCGCGCGTATTGGTTCAGAAAACTCGTCAAGCTGGGATACACCCCACCCGTCGCCTGTGAGTGGAACGAACGCCTCAACATCCTCACGGAATATTAAAGTTTCAGGTTGTAATGTAAACAATGCACCTTTCTATTACAGCCTGTACCACGCCCCCTCACAAGAAACAGCGGACGCCCCAGCGCACACCGAAAAACATTCGCAAAGCGCATCAAAAAATTCGGATGCTGACAACCTGGAGTAAAAGGTCTACACAATCAGCGATGAAAGACCTCGAGGAAATACTAGAGATTTTAGAGGAGTTGCCCGGCGACGACTCGCACGCGGGATGATTCCGCTTTTGTGTAGGGATCCGAGGAAGAGACCGACCGACAGGGCCTTCGCCGGGACAGCCCCAAACCGGACAGGGAACGTCCGAATTCCGTCTCGCGCGTCCTCTTCGACGTCCTGAATGTCCGCCCAGTTACTCACACTGGATGCGAGGAGTCCCATCGCCACAACTTCGTCTTCGACCACGGGGACGTGAGCGATCAGATGCGGGACGACGGAAATTGCGGTCGCCCAACACGTCCCCACGTACATGGGTTTCAGAAGAGGAAGACTCTTTTTGAAGTTCGGGTAACAACATATACTTAAGATTTCCGGTGGTACATAGGCCGTCTGATCACTGTACCACAGAATGAGATTGGCAAGTAGAAGGGCCGAGGCTATGGATTCCGGTGAATCGTCCGTCTTTCCGTCGAGATATCTGTCAGCGCCGTATGCCCAGCGGGCCGAAGCTAGAACGTATACGAGGGGAAGAGGCTCGAGTGGAGGAGTTCCTGAGCACACGGCAAGAAAATACATCACGAGTCCGACCGTGGTCATATATCATAACTACGGGGAAGTTTTTCGGTTGACTGTCCACAGAAAGGTACCGAAGAGTGTGATGATGAGCATGACTAACAGACCGAACGAGTACTTCTTCGGCTGCTTTTTCTCTTCATCTTTCTTATCTGGGAGTTTGGCCACCTGAGCGTTAAGAATGTCGATTTTTGAGAGGAGTTGTTCTAGGACTTTCAATATCTGGAGCTCACGATCCTTTGGAGGTTCTTTAACGTTCACCGTCGTTATCTCGAGAACCATATACCATTTAGCGTCTGATTTTAGGAGTTGGTAATCCCCGTCATCCTGACTCTCGTAGATTTTGAAATTCAACTTTTTGATGGATATTGGATTGAAAAAAACGGTTTTCCTATGGAAAGATTTCCATTGCTTGTCGCGTAAAACGAGTCCGGAACTTCCCGTGAAGTGCCTCTCTAGCGGAATTCGCGCAAAAACCCGTCCGTGTCTCTCGTCCAGTAGTTGAGCAACCTTAGGCACTTCTGGGCATACGATGTCTACGTATTTGGCCACGTTGTTATTTAGTGTAGCGTCATTTTCTCCGATCTGCGTGATGTAAAAGTCTACCAACTTGATACCCAGAACCCTTGACATGTCTTCCACATGCACATTAGATTCCAGTGTTAAATCGAGGGCAAATTCGCTATTCGTGCCGGTGACGAACCCAGACTCTATCATGACGTATTGAGTCTTCTTAGGAATATCGTCTAATGGAACTACTGACATCTTATTTTACTCGAATAAAAAAAATGTATGCAGAATACATATATGGATTACAGGAAGCATAGAATCAAAATTATAATCGCTGTAATCATTATTCTTTTAATGTCACTGGCCGCCTCTTTCGGTGGCGGTGGTGACGGCGGCAAGGAAGAAGATGAAGATAATTCCACCGTCAATACCGAAGTTGACAGTGCAAGTTTAGAAGAGAAGGTCGAACTGGCCAAGTCCGAATCAAAATTCATGTCTATGGTTGTGAATCCACTGGATAACCCGAAAGTTGTCAACGCCTCATCCATGTTGATGTTTGAACAGCTAGACAAAAATGGTGACGGTCAAATTTTCGGTGACGAGATTTTGACCAATGAGATGGAAGGGTTCGATGTAAACGACGACGACGTCTTATCCATGGACGAACTCAAAAAATACATTAAAGGCAAGTCCAACCCTCAGACGTCCTGAGCCTGAAGTTAGAATCGAATCCATGGATGGATAATTTACCCTCCTCAATCATGCGCTTAATCGTATTTCCAACTTCAAGGTTGTCCAAATAGGCTTGAGCGTGCTTTGGCTCGGGGTCAAGTCCTGGCATGAGTAAATTGAATGCCATCATCTTTTGTGGGATTGAAAGTTGCTTGTCGGTAAGCACCTTCAGAATATCTTTGGGTATCTTCGAAATGTCCATCTTTACTCTTTGGTAAGATCAAATTCCTTAACCCGTAACGCGAGGAGGTCCTTAATGGCGTGCACGGCGATTGGCTCCAGGTTGTAAAGAACCGCGATTATAGCGAAAGCCACAGCCATCTGGACGAAGATGGCGCTCTTCTTGAAGAACATGTTAACTATCCTATGCAAAAATAAATTTGGCAGGGCGAAAGCGACGAGCAGGCTTCCGAGTGCCGTGGCGAGCGCCTCGCGCTCACTCGAGGTCTTTTTGAATTTTTTCACCGAAAGCATGGCAATGGATGTAAGGGCCACCAGGTCTATCAGCACTTTACCGATCTCCTGTCCGAAGGATTTCGCGTGGTGTGGATATATTGACACCTGCGGATGAATCGACACGGCACCGGCAACTTCGTTGGCGAATGCACCGAGCTTGTACGACATTTATTATATGAAATTATTTTTTTTTACGCTTGTCTTTGACCTTTTTGACTGCGCCCAGGACGGCGATACCTTGTAAGGCTTTGGAGATAAGCGCACCGGTGCACATCGGACAGGGCATGGTTTATAATTAGTCAAGATAGTTATCCTGACACCTGCGCACCCACTTCGATGTCAATTCCGGAAAATGTTCTTGTATCGTCGCGTGATACAATTCAAGTAACTCTTTTTCTGCAACTTCTTCCTGGGTGCACACAGACCGATCGGGCAAAATACCCAATTGGATCCCATTCAGATAATCAAGACGCCTGTTGAAATTACAAAAAATCCTATAGGACACTAGTGACTCGTGTTTGAGATTGATAACCCGAATCTCTTCGCGAATTCTGTCTGCATGTACCATTACATTCGATTACAAAAAAGTAACAGGGGAAACTAAATTATTGTCGACGAGACCACCGATGGGTGAATCAGCTTTGAACAGCTGCTTTCTCGGAGGGGAAGGAACGACGACAGCCTTTGGCGTGTCCACATCCACGACGGACTTTCGGTCTGGGGGTGGTGAGTCATAGCTGCTGGGGTCTCCGTCAAAAGCTGGGAGCTCATAAGTGACAGTCTGTCGCTTTTTCCTATGCTCGAAGCCCGGGGGCGGGTTCAGGGTGCGCGGGATCCTGGTTCCACCGGTCGGCGTATATTCATACGCATACTCGTCCCACGTGACGCGTTTCTTGGGCGCACCAGGAGGCCCGAGAAGGTCTCGCGTTGTGACGATTTCTCGGAACGGGTTCCTGCGAATCGGTGGTGAAGAGAATGGGCTGACGCTCATGTTGCGTTGCGCGCTGCGTTGTGATCACGGGGCGCGGTTCTGTCACGAAAAAATATCAATTCCAATTCAAATTTTTTACGCTAAGATTACTCCAAAGTCAGAAGCGAATCGGCGAATTTGTAGCGCTGTTTGACCTCGGATTCCAAATTCGCCACGGTTTGGTCATATTGCTGCGGGCTCATTGATTGGACGGCAGCTAGGAACATTCCGAATCCGGGTGGAAAATTTTCCCGCGCTTTTCGCATCTCTGTCAAAAATTGGCAGAGCTGCTCGTTCGAGAAGTCACACAATTTTGTAGGGTCCATTTTTTCTGTTGACTTTCGTCACGAGCCGAGTTCCCTAGGTCACAAATGATCTGCGCAGAGCACGGGCACCACGCGGTGCTCGCGAGTGTACATGGCTGGGACACCCCATACTGGGTCGACTGTCACGGCGCACTCAGCGTTCGCGACCTGACAAACCTCATCCTAGATGGGTTCGCGCGCCAGGTTCCCGTCTGGTTACCGCCAGACGGCGCGCCGCGCCTCTGTTGGGGAGGTCGCGTCGTTGACCCGAGTTTACGGGTCGTCGAGGCGATCCCTAACGGGGCTAGAGTTTTCGTCCACATATAAAAAAAAGAATCAATCTTGTAATAATCAATATGTATGAAGTGCACACAGATGGTAGTTGTTTGGGCAATCCCGGTGACGGAGGTTGGGCAGCACTGGCGAATGATTTCAAACTGTGTGGCGCGCAGCGCGATACGACCAACAACCAGATGGAAATGACCGCTGTGATTAAAGCCCTCGAGCGTTGCTTGCAGATCAACGAACGGCGTGTTACTATAAACACAGATTCCAACTATACTAAAAACGGGATAACCTCTTGGATCGACAATTGGAAAAAAAACGGGTGGCGCACGGCGAAAGGTTCGGAAGTGAAAAACAAGGAGCTTTGGATGAGACTCGATGCTTTGCGCGAGAAGTTTGTCGCCCTGGAGTGGAAGTGGGTGAAAGCACACAACGGTAACCCGGCGAATGAAGAGGTTGATAGGCTGGCCCGTGAGTGTGCAAAAAATCTCCGCAATGAATAGTCGATGAGTGGTCAAGAACACTGCGAGTGGAATGACCGGCAGGAGCAACTTCTCATCAAGTGGGCGGAAAAAGCGGCCGGGTACCGGTGGCTGCATAATCACGCGAGGATCAACTTCAAACGACACAACGACTGGTTGGCGTACCCGAGCATCGTCATTGCCAGCTTGACTGGAGTCGGTGGATTTGCAGTTCTCTCTCCCTCGGGGAACGAAGATGCGTCACCGGAGATGAAACAGCGCGTCATTGTGCTTCAGTACCTATTTGCCTTCCTCAATGTAGTTGCTGGGATACTCTCCAGTGTGTCTAAATTCAGCCAGAGCCTCCCTCTCAGCGAGGCACATAGCACCATGTGTGTACAGTGGTCAAAGCTGTACCGATCGATCGACATGGAACTGAGTCTCGACGTCAAACACAGGACGGACGTCGTGAAGTTTATCGTAACTACTCGAAAACAATACGACAAGCTTCTTGACGATGCTCCGGACATCCCCGCGGACAGTATTCGCGCGTTCCAGCTTCAGTTTCCAGACAAAGAAAACAAACCCGATGTTTGTAATGGGTTGTCCATAGTTGTAAACGACGACGCGGACTCGGTGAGTTCTAGCAAACGCGCGGTGAAGAGATGGCTGGGGGCTTTCAAGGGCGTTACCACACAGCGTAAGAGTCGGGATATAGAAATGGACGAACTACATAGAGTGGATTCGGTTTGAAAATCTTTTTCTCAGCCCAATAATATAAAACAATGTCCCTAAAGATTGTGGCTTTCCTTGCAACTACCATCATATATGGAATTATCTACATGATCATGGACAAGGCTGATCCCAACGCCTTCGGCTTCAGTAGCTGGATAGACCCATTCTACTTCAGTTTTACAACTATGTCCACAGTGGGGTATGGTGACTTTGGCCCCCAAACGGACGTGGCGAAGATGGCTGTCATGTCTCATCAATTTCTGCTCATAGCAGAAATCCTATCCCTATTTTTTGACGGGAAACCAGCTCCGAAGATGCCAAAGGTACCAATCCCAGGGATGCCTATGAAACAGATATAAAGCTATCGCATGTATAATTAGAAAATGAACGTCGGCATCCTTACGGCCGGTGGCGTGTGCCCCGGCGTCAACAATATAGTTAGAACACTCACTCTTTACGAAAATAGCGTTGGTTCTCGAGTTCTGGGGTTTAATGAAGGCTTCAGGGGACTCAACTGCAATTTTCGTACAGACCTGACTCGTCAAAAAGTTGAGGATACCCCGGGGAGTATTCTGCGCGTGTCGTGCGACCCCGTCAACATACAGGAGTCTCGACGCGCCCTCTCTGAATTGGATCGCCTCTACTGCATCTGCGGGAACGAATCCATGAAATCTGCGACGAAGTTAGCCCTGAGCGACCTCGTGGAAACAAACGTCGTCGGGATAGCTAAGACGATTTTCAATGATCTGCCGGGTGGTCTCGAGGCTGTCGGATTCCAGACGGCTGTCCAGGAGTTCGCCAAGTACATCGACTACGCATATACGGAAGCGTCGACTACCAACTCTGTCGTCTTTCTTGAGACACCCGGCAACAAAGAGAGTAATTTGTCCACTCACGCGATGTACGCGAGGTACAGTAAAGTTACGGATACAATAAACCATAAAACAAATATGAAACACTGCATGTCACAAATTAAAAACAACTGCGACACGAACGGGTTCGCGGTCGTTGTAGTCGCGGAGGCATGTGACTACAAAGACGTTATCAACTACCTGAAGAAGTGGACAAAAAATGAGGTTAAAGTGATGAGTCCAGGATTTGTTATCCGAGATACCGAGGCGTGTGTCTACGACTCGATCCTTTCAGTTAAGGTTGCGAAGGAGGCTTTCATGGATGCGCAGAAGATGAGAAACTTCGTCCGAGGTGGTGATACTCGAATCTTATTTGAGGACTATGCGGAAATGTTCCTGTAGCTCAGTTGGTTAGAGCGTGGTGCTTATATTTTATATATCAAAGAAGGGTTACACTTTCGTAAGCGACGCCAAGGTCACGGGTTCGACCCCCGTTGGGAACAAATTATAAACACCTGGCCATTAGAACTCCATTCGTTTGTTGAGCCTTCACAAACAGTTTCTTCTTCTCTTCCGCGCTGAAGCCTGTTTCTTTCTCCCAGGGTCCGCTGCTATAGAATGTGGGTGTGCGTGCGGGACGACTCGCTGCCCTGTTCGGCGCTCTCCGAACAGTGCAGGGATCTCTACCCATCTCCAACTCTCTCGCCGCGACTTTGAAACCGAGCCTTTCGTAATATTTGACCACTGTTTTCAGGGCGGAAAGGACGACACCTCGCTTCTTCATGTCGCGCGCCATGGCAGTGACGAGTTCGATCATCGCCTTGCCGGGTGCGCTGTACGGCTTTCCGCGGTTGTTGAGGGGTTTGTTTATTGATTTACCCTTGCATATCACGTCAATGTAGAGCCATTCATGCATGAAGTTGACCAGTGTGAAGCCACGAAGCTCGCCGCGGACACCGGACGCGTATACGTCGTAACTCAGAATCAGAACATCAGCCTTTCGAGCCTGGTCCTGAACATACTCGGGGTTCACACCGCCCTGGCATGCGTTGACTGGATCTTTGAGAGAGTTTATGATTTCGTAATATTTCACCACGAACAACTTCGGGGCTTCTCTCTTGTAAACAACATCGACACCGTTTTTAGATGAGTTCATATATAATATTACAAGAATAAAATGGAGACGTTTCGTTTAAATATTACCGACGGCACGAGTCCTCAGGACATGGATTTGTTTTTCAACTACGTGTGGTTCAAGGTGAGACGGAAAGCACACATCGTGCTCGATACCACGCGGTGCAAGGAAGTGAGTCTTGGTAGAGTTCTGTCGATGAAGAATGTTTTGAACAAGCATCGCCACAACTCTAAAAAACACATAGATCACACGACTGTTATTGTGAAATCGAAATGGGGCGCACGGCTTCTCCGGTGGGGGCTCAAGATCATCCGCACAGAGAGACCCGTAAAAATACAACTACTGTCTGCCTGACCTCTTGCTTCTTAGCTTCTCCTTCCTCTCACTGCCTGACCTCTTGCTTCTTAGCTTCTCCTTCCTCTCAGCCCTTGCCGTTCTCGCGGTTGCTCGTTTCTTGTTATTTTTCTTTGCAGCACTCCGTTGGACGAGGGAAGCCAGTCTCATTGCACGTTCCGCATTCCGACGAATCTTAGTCCTTGCCTGACTGCCACGTACAACTTTCTGTATCTTGGTAGCCGCGACTGTCTTTCGTTTATTAAGATTGAGAATTACGAAATCTATATTCGA